CGGCGCATCCGCCTGGGCACCGACCACTACTTCGCGTCGCGTGACTTTGAGTCGGCCAAGCTGTTTCTCGACGACTGCGCCCGGTTCGCCCGCGTGTTCGGCGTTGTCGCCGAGGACCTGGGCGAGCAGGTCATCGACGCCGACAAGGGCATCAACGTGCACGTGATCCGGTTCGAGAACGGCGCGAAGATCATGGCGCTGTCGTCGCACCCCGACGTGTTCCGCTCCAAGGGCGGCGATATCACGCTCGACGAGTTCGCGTTCCACAAAGATCAGAAGAAGGTCCTCAAGGCCGCCAACGCCTCGGCGAAGATTTGGGGCCACCAGGTCCGCATCATCTCGACGCACAACGGTGAGGGCTCGCAGTACAACAAGCTGATCGAGCTGGCGCGGGCCGGCAAGCGGACGTGGTCACTTCACTCGGTGACGCTGCAACAGGCCGTCGACCAGGGCCTGTATGAAGTGATCCGCAGCCTGGGTGCGAAGTCGGCCGCCGAGCGCAGCGCGATCATCGCCAACCCCGACCTCGAAGCGCGGCAGCGGTTCGTTGACGAAATCCGCGACGACTGCGTCGACTCGTCGGAGTGGGACGAGGAGTACTGCTGCATCCCCAACAGCGACCAGGGCTCGTACCTCAACTACGACCTGATCGACCGCTGCTCACGGGTCAAATCGTCGGACCTGGTCATCGACCCGTCAGACCTCCCTTCCGGGGGGGACGTTGAGCTGTACGCCGGTTACGACGTGGGGCGCAAGCACGACCTGTCGGTGCTGTGGATCGTCCGCAAGCTGGGCAACGTCTACACCACCGTTATGCTCCGCGAGTTCGCCAAGACGCGTTACCGCGTCCAGGAAGGCGTGCTCCGCGAGGTGCTCAAGCGGCCCGAGGTGAGGCGGCTGTGCATCGACGAAACCGGTATCGGCAACATGTTGGCTGAGAACCTCGCCGAGGACTTCGGCGCGCGGGTCGAGCCGGTGACGATGACCGGCCCTTGGAAGGCGACGGCCGCGCCGTTCTTCCGCCGTTGGTTCGAGGACACGCTGATCGAGATTCCCGAGGACGACGCCCTTCGCGAGGACCTGCACAAGACGCGCAAGGTGGTGACCGACGCCGGCAACGTGCGTCTGCTGGCGTCGAGTGACGACGCCGGGCACGCCGACCGCTTCTGGGCGGGCGTGCTGATGTGCGAGGCGGCGCGCAACCGTGTCGTCGGCGGTGTGATCCGCTGGGACGAACTGATGGGGGGCGGCGCGTGAACATGTGGCGACGATTCAGCACGGCATGGCAGGTGATGACGCGTGGCGGCGCGGCCGAGGCCGTTGCGCACTTCCGGCGCGTCGCCGCCCACAAGAAGGGCGCGGTCGGCAACCCGTACCAGAATGTCATTGCGGTATTTCGTTCCGTGCAGCTCGTGGCCGAGAACCTGGCGTCCCTGCCGTTCTGCGTCTCGACCGCCGACGACCGTGTGATCGAGTCCGGCCCGATCGCCGACCTGATCGAGAAGCCCAACTCGCACATGAGCACGGAGGACTTCTGGTTTCACACGCTCGGGTGGCTGCTGCTCACCGGCCGCGTGCACTGGCTGCTCGACCGGCCGGCGATGCCGACCTCGATCGTGCCGGTGGGCGCGCCGCAGATGAAGCCGATCACCGACAACCCGTTCGGCGACGTGGGCCCGGCCATCGCGTGGAAGTTCCGGTCGGCCGGGCAACGATGGGACGAGGCCGAGCGCATCGAGCTTGACCGGGTTTGGACGATCCGCATCCCCGGCTTCGACCCCGACCGTCCTCACGCCGGCGTGTCGCCGATCGATGTCGCGCGTCGCGCGATCAACCAGCTCGTCAAGGCGGACGTGGCCAACGAGTCGAGCCTCGACAACGGCGTGGAGCCCGGCGGCGCACTCGTGCACAAGGGCGGGGTCGTGAGCGAACCCCAGAAACAAAACCTGCGCGACGAGTTGTCCGAGCGCGAGGGGCCGGCGAACCGGCGGCGGCCGATGCTGCTGTTCGGTGACTGGGATTGGAAGACGATCTCGGCCAGCTTCACGGAGATGGAGTTCTCGCAACTGAAGCTGATCACGCGCGGCGAAATCTGCGCGTCGATCGGTGTGCACGACTCGATCGTCTTCGGCCCGCAGAACGGCGAGAGCAGCGAGTACATCGACGCGATGCTCGTATCGCTGTGGACCGACCGAATCCTGACGTGGGCGAAGTTCCTGGCCGGGCAGTTCGACCGCAGTGTGCTACGCAGCTTCGACGACGATCAATCGATGCGGATGCACCGTGCGGTGCTTGGTGCGAAGCCGTTGAGGCACACGACGCTGATGGCCAAGTCGGCGGGTCGTCAGGGCGGCGGCCGGCTCTACGGCTGGTTTGACATGTCGGGTGTCGAGGCGATGCGCAAGGTGCTCGCCAGCCGCGTCGACTTGGCCGTGAAGATGGTCAACGGCCTGCGCGAGACGCCGGCCCACGTGGGCAAGCTGCTCGACCTGGGCCTGTCGGACAACGCGGCGCAGGAGCTTGTGTTTGTCCCGACCTCGATGCTTCAGTTCGATGACGCGGCCGTCGAGCCCGGCGCGAACGACCCCGATGGGACGATGCCCGAGGACGGGCCGTTACCGGATGGCGGCGGCGATGACACAGCAGAAGTCGATGCCCCCGAAGCCGAGGCGCTGTCTCTACAGAGATCGATCGAGAAGGCCGAGTCCGACGCCGTGCTGATGCGGCTGTGGCAGGTGTGGCGGTCGACGTGGCGGGCGCTGGAGCGCAGCGCTCACAGCGCGTACAAGGCCGAGCAGCTGCGCCGCCGCAATGAGACGCTGGCGAACTTCGACAGGCTGTTCGCTGAGCCCGCCGCGCGCGTGCTCGCCGACAACGACGGCCGGCGGGCCGCGTACCTGTGCCGGTGGGTTGATGTCGAGCGCATCGAGTCGCAGTGCGACGGCAACTCGCATTGGGTCGAGCGGACGCAGACGGCCCGAGAGGCGTTGTACGAGCTGCCGGTCGAGGCCCGTGACGTGATCGCCCGTGTGGTGTTTGAGGTGCGCGTCGCCAAGAACAAGGCCCTGCGCGTGATGAGCCCGCTGCTGACACGGGCGACCGAAACAGGCGGCCAGCAGTCGGTCGACGAAGCCGCCGCGATCAATGCCGCCGACGATGGCGGCGAGGCCGACACGCCGGACAAGTTCCGCATTGCCGACCCCAACGTGCAGGCCGCGATCCGCCGCCGCAAGATCGGCATTGCCCGGCTCACCGACAACCAGGCCGCCCGGCTGCGCCAGACGATCGCCGAAGGGATCAACAAGGCCGAGACGGCCAATCAAATCCGCGACCGGATCACCAGCCACTTCGGGACGGAGATCAGCCGCAGCCGGACCGTCGCGTTCAACGAGATCGGCGGGGCGGTCGAAGAGGCGCGCGCCGAAGGTCGCAAGCAGGCGAACGTGCCGCTTAAGTCGTGGCTCTGGAGTCGCAAGGAGACCGGCAGGCGGCTGCACGCGTTCACGGAGGTCAAGTACCTCGACGCCCCGATCCCTATCGACGAGAAGTTCGTCCTCTCGGGCACAGACATCACCTGCCCGCACCCGCGCGCGACCGGCCGCGCTGATCAAGACATCAACTGCGGCTGCACCACGCTGTCGCGTTTCCCCGGCGACAAGGTGCGCGTGATCGCCAACGCGCTGATCCGCAAATGGTCAAAGGAGGCCGCTCATGAATAAGCAGTTCATTACACTCGGGCTCGACGACTTCAGCGCCGCTGCGCCGTCCAGCATCGACGAACAGAACCACACGATCCGGTTCACCATCACGACCGACGATGTGGACCGCTACGGCGAGATCGTCGATCCCAAGTCGATCCAGAAACACCTGGCCAAGCGTAGGGGCTCGGTGCCGTTCCTGGCCTCGCACATGCACGCATCGGCAGACGGGACGCCCACGATCATCGGCCGTTGGTTCGACTTCCGGGTGATGGAGCACGGCGTCGAGGCGACCGCGCGGTTCAACATGAACCTCGCTGCCGCCCGTGAGTGGTGGGAGCTGTTCAAGGCCGGAGACGCCGACGCCGTCTCGATCGGCTTCATCCCGCACAGCTCGGAGACGCGCACGGTGTCGGTCGAAGGTCAGGACCGGCGCGTGCGTGTGTTCACGGAGATCGAGCTGATCGAGGTCAGCGCCGTGGCCGTCCCGGCGAACGCCGCCGCGATCGCCAAGGGCGTTGACGGCGACGCCAAGGGTGTGCGCCTCGGCCGGCGCATCCGCGCCCGCCGCGAAGAGCTTGAGATGTCGCTGGAAGAGGTCGCCACGAAGCTGCCGATCACCGCGTCGACGCTTCAGAACATCGAGAGCGGGACCATCATCCGGCCGCCGGACACCGTGCTTCGGGCGATCGTCAACGCGCTGGACGTTGGGTTCGACGAGCTGGCCCGCCTGGCGAACGCCGACCAGGCGAGCCAGGGCGCGAACGCCTGGACAGTGACCGACGACGGCTTCGACGCGGCCCGGCAACTGGCGGCCGTGGAATCGATCATCACAAACTTGTTGAGCCCCGAGCCGGGCAGCGATCTGGCCCTTCTGCTTTCCGACACCACCGAGCAGACGGTCCGCGCGTGCCTGCGCCATGACGGGCGTCACCATTCACAGGGCGGCGACGACGAAGGGGCGACGCTGACGGCGCTGCGCGAAGCGAACCAATCGCTGCGCAGGGCGTGAGGCGCTGCCGCTGATCAACCACACCACACACGAAAAGGACTCAGCTCATGAACCCAGCAATCGAAAAGGAAATCACCGACCTCGCGGCGAACATGAAGACCCTGCGCGAAGCGCAGGACAGCGTGCTCACCATGCTCGCCGACGACGGCGACCTGATGAAGGCCCCGGCGGCGTTGGAGCAGCTTGAGAAACGGTTCGACGAGATCGACAAGAACATGGAGGCCAAGATCGCCAAGGTGCGCCGCACCGCCTGGTCGGCGGGTGGCTACAAGGGGCTCTGGGAATCGGAAGACCAGGCCCGCGCGTTCGGCGCTCTGTACGTGAGCCGCTGGTCGGGCAAGGGCGTCTCGGCCCCCGCCGAGGCGTTCAGCGGCAATTGTGTCGAGCTGCTCAAGCGCGACTACGCCGACATCTACCAGCGCGCCATGGACTCGGCCACCGACGGCGCACTGCTCCAGCCCGAGTTCAGCAGCCGTCTGATCCGCCTGGTCGAGGAGCACGGCGTCTTCGAGTCCGAGGCGTTCCGGATGCCGATGGGCGGGTCGTCACTCTCGTTCATGCGCCGCACGGGCGGCATGACCGTCTACGTCGTCGGCGAGGGCAGCGCGCCGACTGAGTCGGACCCGGCATACGGCAACGTCACGCTCAACCCCAAAGAGCTGGCGACACTGACCTACATCCCGATCACCCTCGAAGAGGACGCGCTGCCGGCGGTCGGCGAGTTGGTCGCCCGCGAGATCGTTCAGGCGTTCGCCGAGCAGGCCGACGACGACGGCTTCAACGGCGACGGCAGCTCGACCTACCACGGCTTCGTCGGCCTCCGCACACGACTGGCGACGATCAACGGCGTGGACGACGGCGGCGGTCTCGTCCTCGGCGCGGGCAATGCCTGGTCGGAGCTGACACAGCCCGACCACGACAAGCTGATGAGCATCCTGCCGACCTACGTGGACAACCCCAAGTACTTCTGCTCGCGTGCGTACTTCGGGCAGGTGCTGGTCGGGCTCATGCACGCCGCCGGCGGCGTCACGGCGATGGAGATCGAGGGCCGCCGGCAGTTGGCCTTCAACGGCGACCCGGTGCGCATCGTGCAGAAGATGCCCAAGGTCGCGGCGAACAGCCAGATCCCGCTGCTGTACGGCAGCATCAACGACAGCAGCACGGTCGGCCAGCGCCGGGCGCTCTCGATCGACGCCGACCGGTCGTACAAGTTCCCCGAACGGCAGGTGACCGTGCTGGGCTACCGGCGTATGGCGATCAACAACCACGACTTGGGCACGGCGACCGAGGCCGGTCCCGTGGTCGGGCTGATCACTGCGTCGTCGTAGACACACTGACCCCGATGCCAATGCGCGGCGTGGCACCCGGATAGGCCACGCGTAAGGCGCGAAGAAACCCTGACGGCGGCCCGTGCCGGGCAACGCGGGATGCCGCCTCAAACAGACCACTGAGAACGCAATTACCAAAACAAGCGAAAGGACTCGCACCGTGAACACCATCCTCAACCGAGCCAAGTTCTTCAACGCGATCCCGCCGGGCGTGATCAAGGACGACGCCGCGTTCGTCTCCAACGTGATCGACAAGCAGGTCGTCGTGCCGAACGACGCCAAGGGCGTGCTCTTCGCGGTCCTCCTAGGGGCCACCGACATCGCGATGGCCGCGCTCAAGGTCATGCAATCGAGTGTCAAGACGAACGCCACGACGTTGGGCGGCACGCCCGTGGCCGTCAAGGACACCGCAGCCAAGCCGGGCGCGCTCGACGACAACGGCGTCGCCCTGATCTATGTCCCGATGGACAGCTGGACCGAGCAGTTCCTCCAGGTGCAGGCCACCGCCGGCGACGGCACGGCCGGCACGTACCTGGCGACGCTCGCGATTGTCGACGAGCCCGGCGTTGTCGATGTCAGCGACCTCACGTCTCTGGGCGCGATCAGCCTCGACATCGCCTGAGCCGAACCAATCCAACCCGATCGCGGGCCGGGAACGGCCCCCGATCGATTCGCCTTCAAACGCTCTTCAAACGCTCATTGAAAGGACCAGAACAATGGCCAAAGCCAAGACCAAACCCGTGACGCCCCCCGCCGACGATCCGCCGCCGGATGGCGACCCGCCCGAGGGCGTGAAGAAGGCCAAGGCCCGCAAGATCGCACGGCTGACGCGCAACCTCGATCAGAGCCTCGGCGTCGGCTGCACCGCGACGGTCGCCCACGCGAACAAGAACTGGCCCGGGGGCAGCTACGACGTGGTTGGACTCGATGAAGCCGGCGGCATCGTCGGCTAGTGAACGTCGCAACGACCCGAGTGGTCACAACCGGAAACCACATGAGCCGCGACAAGGAACACGAGCGCCGCATGCAAGAGATCGAGCGGCGTGACAAGGCGCGGATCGCGACGGCCGAGCAGGCCAAGCGTGAGGCGGCGTTCCTTGAGCAGCAGAAACTCCCGATCACCGACCGGGTTATGAAGCCCCGCGACATCACGACGAGGTAACCCCATGAAGAAGATTCACGTGCGGATCACCGCCGACGGTCAGCCGTGGTGCAAGGGCGCCGAGCTGATGACCACCGAGGCCGAGCTGAAAGAGCGCGACGTCAAGGCCGGCGCTTACGAGATCGTGGGCCAGAACCCCAAGCCGGCCAAGCGGGCCACGAAGAAGAAAGCGCCGGCCGCACGGTCCTGAGTCCATACACCGCACCGCCCTAACCCTGAACCTCAATGGCTAACAAGCTCGCCAAACTCGCGGACCTGAAGACGGCGCTCAGCCAAACGGCTGAGACGACCAACGACGCCGAGATGACGCGCTACCTCGAAGCCGCCAGCGCGATGGCCGAGACGTTCGCCGGCCTTGCAACCGGCGGGCTGCGCCGCGTCGTCGACGCGGTCGAGTACCCACGGCATGCGCGCGGGTACGCGTCGGTCTTCGTCGCGGCGGCGCGCCGGCCGCTGGAGTCGATTACCAGCATCAAGCAGGCGTACTCGCCGACGAAGCCGGCCGACTTCGCCTCCGTGACGGCGCTCACCGCCGACGAGGACTACGTCATCGACAGCGCCGACCTGGGCACGGTGCGGCGGCTGAACGCTCGGTGGCATCTCGGGCCGCGCAGCCTGCAGGTGACGTACACCGCCGGCTTCTGGGACCCCGAGGACGCAAGCCCGCCGGCGACGGCCATCCTGCCGCCGGACGACCTGGAGGCGGCCGTGCGCATCCAGGCGGTGATGCTGTGGAACGGCCGTGACGCCGCCGGCCTGGCGGCCATCGAGGCCGGCCAGGGCGGCAGCTTCTCGACCGTCGAGATGAAGCCCCACCCCGCGCTGATCGCGGCGGTACGGCGCTACTGGAGGATCGGCCTGTGATGGCGGTGATTGTGATCAGTCTGTCTGCGGCGTCGATGCAGGTCATTGAGTCCTACCAGGACAAGGCGGCCGAGATCGTCAACGCGCTCGACGACGGCGTGGAGCGCGTGCTGGTCGACGTGGAGAACCACGCCAAGGCCAACCTGCTGCGCGGCGGCAGCGCCCGCTCACCGCGTGGCGGCAAGCTGCCGCTGGCGGTGCGCTCCGGCGCGCTGCTTCAGTCGGTGACGCACAAGCACGACAAGGGTTCGCTCGAAGGGTTCGTCGGCACGGCCGGCGGGCCGGCCAGCGCCTACGCCAAGGTCCTGCTGGGCAACGAGCGGTGGGTGATCGAGCCGCGCAACGCCAATCACCTGTGGGTGCCGATCGCCGACAACCTCACCGCGTCGGGCCAGACGCGCATGTCGCCGCGCGAGGCGATGGCCAAGGTCGACGCCAAGGGCAAGCGGCTGCTGCGCATCTTCAAGAGCAAGAAGGGCAACCTCGTGGCGTTCCTGCCCGACTTCAGCCAGGCGTCGTCGGTGACGACGCGCAAGGCAATCGGCCACCGCACTGGCAAGCGTTTCAAGCGCGGCAAGAAGAAGGGCCGGCTCAAGGGGCGGCTGCTGTTCGTGCTCAAGGACCGCGTCGTGATCCAGGGCACCGACGCCCTGGCCATCGCGTTCGCCGACCGTGAGACCCACATGACAGAGACGCTCAACCAGGCGATCGAGGGGGTGTTCAATGGCTGACACCACGCTGGGCATCATCCTCGTCGCCGTGCGCGACGGCATCGCCGAGCTTGCGTCGATCGACGCGTCGCGGTCGAAGCTGGGGGTCGTCCACCCCAACAAGGCCACGAAGGCCATCCGTGTGTTCACGTGGTTCGACAACGACTTCGGCCGGCGCAAGGACGGCGGCAAGTCAGAGCGCCGCTGCCGCGTGCTGGTCGGGGCCGTGGTCAAGCTCGACGACTCGAAGGCGGATGAGCAGCTGCTGCAGCTGGTCGAGTTGTGGGGCGCGGTCCACGCCAAGGTTGAGCAGCTGGCCGAGGGCGACCTGACGAACCTCGTGAAGTACATGAAGGAGGACGCGCCGGGCATCAACGCCAGCGGCTTCGACGACGCCGACAACGTCGGCTTCATCGGCGCTGCATGGGAAGTCGAATACGAGCGGCTGTTGGAAACCGAGTAACAACGCACCCGAAAGGAATCATGCGATGGCAGACATTCTGGAAGTTCAATTAATCGATGTGTCGGACTTCACGCACGGGTCGGACAGGTACCTCGGCATCGAGGAGGTGACCGCCGACGTGATGAAGGGACCCGTGCTCGGCGTCCGCTTGGAAGGCGAGTTGGTCCCGTCGTCATTCGAGCGGGTCGGCACCGACGAAGGGCCGGTGACGTTCTCCATCCGGTCGCTGGCGCTTTCAACGGTCAACGCGCTGGCCGACCAGGGCGCTGCCACGATTACCTTCAAGGCGCGTAACGCCGGGCAGAGCGCTGAGAAAACGTTCACGATGACCGGCGCACTGTTCGAGCGTTCCAGTATCCGCGCCGTCCGTGACGGCAAGGGCGGGTTCGCCGCCAGCGGCAAGGCCCTCACGCTGACGCACGACTAAGCCCCCCCCCGGAAGTTGCCCCCGCGCTTTTTGTCCTGAGTTGCTGCGATGCCTGGCGACATTCAACAACACGTAAAGGTCGACTACGACGGCGCTCCGATGAAGGAGGCCGCCAAGGACACCGCTGCGCTGTCGAAGCAGAACGAGGCGTCGGCCAAGGCGACCGAAAAGGCGACACGGGCCGAACGCACGCGTGACCAGAAGCTGCGCGATCTGAAGCGGCGGCTTGAAGGCCTCACGCGGGAAGAGGTCCGGCTTGAACAGCGCGTGCGCCAGGGCAAGGAGACCAACGAGCGGGCGACGGCCGTGTCCAAGCGCCGCCAGACACAGATCGAGCGGCTCAACCGGGCGTTGCATGAAGAACAGCAGGTTCAGCAGCGTGTCAATGATGGCATCCGAAAGGGCTCAGACGATACCAAGGGTATGGCCGGCGCGCTCGGCGCGGTGCGGACGCAGGCCATCGCATACGCCAGCAGTCTCGCCGGGGCCGGTGGCCTCGCGTTGGCGCTTCAGGCGTTCCGCGAAGAGGGCCAGGCGGCGAATGAGGTCCTGCAAGAGCAGATCCGTCTGACACGCGAAGCCGCCCAGGCGAAACTCGACCTTCAGTTCCTCAACGTCGCGAGCGACCCGGCCGAGATCGCCTTTGCGCAATCGATGGCTGTGTTCGCGGGTCGCGATGCGAATGAGGGCCTCAGCGCGTTCGGGCAACTCAAGAGCCTCAACCCCAACGCCGAGCCGCAGCAGCTGCGCAGTCTCTTCAGCCTGATCGCCGCGCAAGGGCAGCAGACGGCGACGCCGTTGTCGACGCTGACCAACGTGTTCGACGTGTTGTTCAAAGCGACCGGCGACCCGGCGCGGGCGTCGAACATCTTGAATCAGTCGATCACCGAGGCGGGCGAGATCGACCCCGGCAAGATTGCGCCGCTGTTCGGTCAGTTCCTCGGCCTCGGCACGAGCACCGGCGGGCTCACCCCCGCCGAGGCCGCCGGGCTCACAGCGGCGTCAACCGGGCTGAACCTGCCGCGCGAGGTCGCCGTGACGGGGCTCAAGAACGTCGTGTTCGGCCTGCGTGGCGAGGGCACGGCAAAGGGCCCCGAGATTCTCAAACGCATCGGGCTCACCAAAGACGTCCCGCTGTTTGACCAGTTACAGCGCATCGCCGAGGCCCGCGAGGCCGGCGAGATATCAGACAGCGAGATTGAACTCATTGCGGGCCGTGAGGGCGCGCCCGTCCTTGAGAAACTGACCCGTCTGGACAAGCTGGCGGATGTTCAGAAGAGTGTCGCGAGGGTAGTCGCAGCCGATCAGGCCGCTCGTGACGGCGCTCCGCTGCTTGTCCGGCAGAAAGCCGGCCAGTTCCTCAGTGATCCGCTCACCGGTCTGAACCTGTCGCTCAAGCAGCAGGAGGCCGCCGGGCAACTCGCGCGCAGCGGCAGCGTGCCGGCGTTGGAGATCGCCAACGCGCGGAAAAGGTTGAAAAACCAACTTGACGCGGCGGACGATGCCAGTCAGATCACCTCCGCCGACGCCGTGAACAAGCTGGGGCTTTTCGATGAGGCGATCTCGCAGGGCGCGTCGATCGAGACGGCCATTGGTGTCGCGGAGTTCGGCCGATCGAAACTCAAGACGGCGGTCGAGTCCGTCGTGCCCGGCTTGGTCAATCCAGGTTTTGTGATGCCCGGATTATTGCGGGCCCTGTTTGCCGGCAAGAACGATATCGATCTAAGCGGCGCGGCCGAGGCCGCGCCGCCGGTCATCGATCCGGAGCGGGCCGGCAACGTCAACATCAACATCGGCCAGCAGTACAACACCGGCGGCGACCCGCTGGTCGACCCGGCCGGGAGGGTGACCGCGCCATGACCCCCACGATCGACGGCACACCGCTGAACACACGCGAGGACTGGCGGCACCGCTTCCTGCCCGCCGACCCGTCGCGCGAGGAGCACTCGTTTGTCGGCATCGGCCAGCGCTTCCCGGTCACGAGCACGCCCAAGCCGCCGACGATCGTGATACGCGGGTTCGCCGACGGGACGGGGGCCAGTGCCTCGGCCGCCGTCAAGGAGTGCGTGGAGGCCATCGAGACGTGGCACACAACGTACGTCGGCACCGGGACGGCTTACACCGTCGACGTTCACGGCAAGCAGTTCGCGAACTGCGAGATCGTCAGCGTCCAGACAACGGGTGATGTGATCGCCGTTGACAACCCCGGCAGCAATCACAAGTCCATTCAGCAAGTCACCATCATCGTCCGCCAACTGTCCCGCTAGTTCCACCCCCGGATTCCCAGCAGCAACCCGCATGGCCATCAAGACACTCAAATCGGTTCCGATCACGCCCGTCACCCAGCAGGTGTACGTGCGCCGCGCCGCCGACAACGCGCTCGGGATCGACGGCGCGAGCAATCCGGGCAGCTGGAAGCCGGCGTCCGACCTCAAGTGCCTCCAGTTCTCCTGGCTGGACGGCCCGGCCGTCGGCCACGCCAAACTCCAGTACGTCCCGCTCACCCAGGCCGACGCGCCGTTCGAGAAGCAGCTGGCGAAGTACTCGGCCAACGACCAGGTCAGGGTCGACCTCGGCGCGATCGATGACGAGTTCGCCGAGCAGCCGGCCGACACCGACGAGAACCGCACGGTGTTCATCGGCGTGATGTCGCGGCCGCACTTCAGCGTGCAGTCGAGTGAGGGCGGCGACACCGAGGTCGTCACGTTCGCGGCGCGGGCGATGCCGGCGGTGGAGAACGGGTTCACCCAGCACCTGATCCGTGGGCGGTGGGTCGCAAGCGGCAACGACAACTACCCGCTGGCGGTGATCGAGAGTCCGGCCATCCCGTGCGTGTTCAACGCCGGCGGCCGGCCCAACATGGACATCGTGACCGACGAGATCGAGGTGCGCAAGGGTCTGCTCGCCTTCCGGGGGTGGACGCATGACGACGACCCCAAGGGCGGGTACTGGACCGTGCGCGAGGCGGTCCGCAGCATCCTCGGTGCGTGGCTCTACGGGTTCGACTACGACCCGATGAGCCGCTGGGTGGACGTGCACGACGACCTGCTCACGGAACTCGGCAAGGAAGTCACCAACGACGCCAAGCGCCCGGACCAGTACGTCGGGCTCGACGCGCGGCTTAACGGCGTGAACGTACGCGGCGTGGGCCACCTCGCGGCGCTCGAAGCGGTGTGCGCCGCCGGCGGCTTCAAGTTCTACATCGAGCCGCTGTCGCAGACCGAGGTCGCGGGCGGGTTCTACGACCGGCCGTACGTGCTGCGCATCGCACGGGCCAACAGCGGCCCGCTCAAGGCGTTTGACCTTGCCAAACGCGGCACGGTCTACGCGGGCGCGTCCGGGGGGTCGGACGCGATCAAGGAGAACCGCATCGACCGGATGAGCGGGATGCGCGACGCCGAGGCTGTGGTCAATGAGGTGCACACCGCCGGACGTGTGTTCATCCAGGCGACGTTCCCGCTGCGGCCGCTCTGGAAGCCGGACGACGTGGAGAACACCGACCTCGACGAGCGCGGCCCGACAATTGGCAATGACAAGACGCTGCTCACCGGCGACGGCTACCACGCCCGGCACATCAAGGGCGGCAGTAAGTTCAACGACTACGCGCACGTCGGTCGACGCTGGGGCCTTGACTGCGTGGGCGGGTTCAGTGGCTACGCCGAAGAGGACCCCGACTCTGAGTATCGCCAGGACCCGCTGGGCTACGACTTCGTGGAGGAACTTGGCCTCAACGTCGGCGGCAGCGACCTGAGCAACGAGCGCGGCAAGTTCAACGTGGCCGACGAGATCGTCTGGCTCAAACGCGTGCGCCGGGCGATGCCGCTGCGCGCCGCCGACCTGCGCAAGGCGGGCATCCGCTACGTGCTGGAGGTCAGCGAGGACAAGGGCGACACGTGGGCCAAGACGACTGTGCGCGTCAGTGTGCTCGAAGAGTACTTCGGCATCTGGCTGGACATCCCCAACCTCGCCCTGGCCAACGCCGACACGTCCGTGCTCGGCGGCGACTGCGACCCGGCCGACAGCTGGTGGAAGCTGTTTCAGGACGGGGAGGAGGAGACCGACAAGGAGCGCTTACGCTTCCGGCTGACCTGCGCGATCGAGTGTGACCACGCGGCGCGTTACTTCGCGCCCAGGCGGGCCACCAGCGGCTCGTACTACCGGCGCGGCCAGCTGATCGACGTGAACGTCGAGGAGGTCTGGGAGCAGCTGGCCAGCTCGACGGCGGCCACCCCGCTGTTCAGCAAGATCCAGGGCTGGGGCACGGTCGAAGCCGAGGGCGTGCCGGTCACCGAGGTGCGCGAGGCGGCCGAGCGGCGGCGCGACAAGCTCGAAGACGCGCGGCTCACACTGGGCGGCTCGACGTTCGTGATGGACCTTGACCAGTTCCGACTCGGCGACCGCATCGAGCGCGTCGCCGGCCGCAACCACTCATTCGCGGTCAACATCGGCAAGGCGGCGGCCTACCCCAACGTGGTCGGCATCCACGTCACGCTCGACTCACCCGGCGGCGGCGACGGCGGCGCGAGCCAGTCGATACGCCTGGCGTTGGACGACCACGACATGACAGGAGGCCGGTGACCCCCGGAAGTAGAGCATGGCCGAACTGACCGTCACACTCGAACGCGACCCCGCCTGGCTGGAGAGCGACCTGCTGGTGCTGTTCGTTGGAAGCGACAACGCCGCCGACCTGGCCGGCTCGACGCCGGCCGGCGGTACGCGCGTTGCCGAGGTCAGGCCGTGGGACATCGGCGAACGTGGTGGGCGCGGCACGAACGTACGCGGCGAGGGGCGGCGCGGGTACGGGCCGACCGGCTACCGGCGTGGCGATGGCCAGCGCGGCAGCGGGCTGCGCGGCGTGCTCGAAGCGCCGCCGATCACGCTGCGTCACCGCTACCTGCCGGGCGACGTGTGCGCGACGCTGCCGGTCGGCGTGGCCATCGAAGACGAGGCGGGCAACATCAGCACGCCGGCCGAGGCTATCGCGACGCTGAGCGACAAGCCCGACCCGCCGACCAACCTGCGGGTGACGAGCACCGGCTCACCCAACCAGGCGCGGCTTACTTGGACTGCATCGCCGGACGTTTAACCCCCCGGAAGGGACCATCGAATGGCCATCAAAGACCCCGACTTCACGCTCGACCTCCTGCCGCTGGCCGGCACGCGCCTGCCCGGCACCGGCATCCTCATGCCCGTGGCCGCGCTCGACCACTACGACGAAATCCTCAAGGAGTTCTGGCACCTCGACCAGGTGGCGCTGGGCGATTACCGCGTCATCAAGTCGACAACGAACACGACGACGGTGGAGATACTCGCCGGCCGCCAGCCCGTCAACGGTGTGCTGCTCGTCGGCGTGGCCACGTCGGTCGATCTGGTCACCTACGACGACGACACCGCGTACGTCTGGCTCGAAGACGACGGCGCGGGCGCTGCCCAGATCGGTAAGGGCACCGACGCCGCCGGCTGGCCGGCCACGCCGCACATCAAGCTCGCCGAGGTGACGCTCGCGTCGGGCGCGATCACCGCGGTGATCGACCGGCGCCGCGAGGGCGTGATGCGCGACGCGCTGCGCGAGTGCCACTACACGATGGCCATCACTGTGCAGGGCGACACCGGCTCGGCGTCGACGGTGACCATCACGCTCAAGGACGCCCAGGGCAACCAGGTCAACGCCGTCGACTTCCTGCGCGTGCGGGTCTGCGACTCAGGCGGCTACGCCACCGCCACCAACGCAACGATCGCCGCCGGAACCAACACGACCATTGTCGAGACGCACACGGCGACGAAGGACCTCGACCTCAAGAGCCACACCGACGGCGTGTTCACCATCACCCTGACCAACGCCACGGCCGAGACGGTGACGCTGAGACTGAGGGCCACCTTCAGCGCCCGTCCCGCTGACCGCTCCACCACCCTCAACGTCACCCACGCAGCGCCATGAGCCGATTGACGAACATCACGGTCGAACGCCAGCGCACGCCACCACGGCGGGCGTACTTCGGCATTGCACGGATGCTCGGCAACGGCACGCCGGAGACCAACTCATACCGCTGCCCGCTTGCCGACGCGGGCATCGATCACGTGATGGTCCCGCCGCCGCAACGGCCCGATGGGCACTACGACCTCCCCGTCACCTTCTTCGCGTGCGCCGCCGCAGACCTGGTGGACCTGCCGGCCGACATCGATATCGCACCGCTGCCGCTGGACGATCTCGACGCCGACGTGGCGAGCCTGCCGTTGGCGAAGAAGACGCAGGTACGCACCGCGGTCGAACGGTTCGGCCTGAACGTGCCCGCCCAGCGCAGCGGCATGAGGGTGC